GGCCGTCCGGACGATCCCCTCTTCAACAGCCCGCTGGTCTACGGGCGCATCGCGGATGGAGTCGTCGAAGTGCGGCGCCCGGGATCGGATGTAGTGGAGCGGAATGAGGTTCCGTTTAACATGAGGTCAGGCAGGGAGGTGCAGACGATGACGGTGACTGCGAGAAAGCAGAAGGCTAAAACTGTCGATAACGACGCCGCAGATGCAGCGGATATCCCTGAGCTCACCCGAAGAGTGGCCGAGCTCTACAACGCCGGCGCCACGTGGAAAGAGATGATGCGGGAACTCAACAAGCCGTCATCGACCATCAGCCGACACACCAAGAAGGTTCGTGAATTAGGGCTGATTACCAACTTGCGGAGCGACCGGTTCACGATACAACCCGGCCTGAAGAATGTGCTAGACCGTCTCAATAGCCTTGAACGCCAAATCCAATCACTCGAGACACAGCTAAAGGACACCAACGATACCAATGCCGCTGCCATCGAACGCATAAGAATTCCTCCGGCCTCGTCGAGCTTACCCGTCGGATCGAGGCGCTGGAGGCCCGGATGGCGGACGTAACGCTGACATCGAAAGCGCACAAAGAGACAGGTGGAGAGATGGCACAGCGCCTACTACGGCTGCTCGAGTTGGTGTTGGCCGGCGAGGCGCGGCGGACGGCGTAAGGTGATGCTGATGCATTTATGGCATCCACCGAAGTTCACGTTCACGGCGGATATCGAACTGGAGCCAACGCTTCACAGCCTCCCCCGGACGTTCTCGAACGTTGCAGGAGGTGCGAGCCGTGGCTAGGATCTCCCTCCGTCGCGTCATTGAAGCGCTCATCGAGAGGGCTTTCCTTGCCGGCGCCGATTGGGCGCTCATCCGGTCGGGAGTGGACTCCGCGAAAGCCGACCGCCTGGTAAAAAAGTGGTGGAAGCAAGGACCGGGACCGAGCCTTCGGATGATTCAGAGGGACGCGGTAGAGGACATCCTGAATGCGCTGGCTACGGTAGCGTTGGAGCAGAAGAAGGGCGTCAAACAGGAACGGCTTTGGTAAGGGGGGCAGGTTCAATGACGACAGTCCAGCCGACGCTCCGGCCACCAGAACTCCAACTTGAGGGGTGCATCATCGAAATTTTGAATCCGTTAACGTACTAGACAAGGAGGACAAGCCTTGCGCCTCGTGATCCCGGGAGACCCGCCTCCTTCCCTAAACCAACAGGAAAGGATGCACTGGGCAAAGCGCCAGCGGATCAGGGATTGGTGGGCCAGGCAGGCGTGGATGGTCTGGATTGAGGCAGGACGGCCCAGATTTGAGCGGGCGGCGGTTCGCTATCACCTCTATTACCGCACGAGTCGTAAGAGAGACGCCGATAACTGTGTCGCAGCATGTAAGCCTATCCTGGACGGGCTCAAGAAACNCGCTTTTCCGGATGATGATGCCCGTACGATCGTGATCTTGCCACCCGCCATTGGGGCAGACCACAAGAATCCCCGGGTTGAGATCGAGATCGTGGAACTGGAGGACTGGGCATGACCGTATCAATCGCCTCGAACCCCAACATCGACCAACGCCTCCGCCAGCTCCGCCGCGCCAACGCTAAACTGATCGAACTTGAGCTCTACAACTACCGATGGAGCCGGGAAATGTTGGCCCGGGCACTCGAAAATTTGAACCTGGTCGCCGACTCCACCGTCCTGTCGCCGCCGCCCAATGAAGCGAGGGTGCAAACCAGCCGTTACCTCGCGGATATTGTCGCAAAGCGAGCCGCGGAGCTGCTGGAGGAACGCCGCTACACCGTCGCCGTGCTCCAGGAGACGGCTCGACGGCTGGACGCCATCGAATACATGGTCCGCAGGTTAAAGGTTGATGCACCCCGGAAAGCGGAGGCCATCGAACGGATTTACTTTCAAGGAGAGGCCGAGGAAGAGGTTCGAAAAGTTCTGAACGTGACAGACCGTACGATTCGGCGTTGGAAGCGGGAAGCGGTGGAGATCGTCGCAGGTCGGCTTGGGCTTTTGGTGTAAATTTCGCCGCGTATGTCCAAAAAGTGGTTGATTTTGCACCTGTCAAGATGTTATTATGATAACGTGGACAATAGTGTATACGTGAAGCCCGTCGCCTAAGCGGCGGGCTTTTGCGTTGCACGCCGCGGGGTGGAGCAGTGGCCAGCTCGCCGGGTTCATACCCCGGAGGTCGCAGGTTCGAGTCCTGTCCCCGCAACCACTTCCCCAGGAATCTGGTCGGACGCCGATTCCCCCCCCGAACATTCCCCGATCGGCGGCCGGCCATGCTGCCTGAAAATGCCCCTTGGGCGATCGCCCGGGGGCGCGAAAAACGAGATGCCCCTGGCGATGCTGCCTGGGGCATTTTCCTTCATACATCAACTTGCGCCGGGAGGTGATGGCGGTGGCGAAGCTCACGCCCAAGCAGGAGCGGTTCGTCGAGGAGTACTTGATCGACTTGAACGCGACCGCCGCCGCCATCCGGGCCGGTTACAGTGCACGAAGTGCGGATAAAATCGGCTCTCAACTCCTAGGAAATCCTAGAGTTTCCGCGCGCCTGGCCGAGCGCATGGCGGAGCTGTCCCGCCGCACCGGCGTGACACAGGAACGGATCATCCGGGAGCTGGCGCGCATCGCCTTTCTTGATCCAACCAACGTTGTAAACGCCGACGACGCAACCCTCCGGAACGATGCAAAGGCCGACGACCGCGCCGCCATCGCTGCCATCAGGGTGAGGCAGATCGAGACGGAGCACGGCGTGACAACGGAGCGCGAGATCCGGTTCCATGATAAGAACCGGGCGCTTGAGCTGCTTGGCAAACGCTTTGCCATGTGGGTGGAAAAGCAGGAGGTCGATCTCACCGGCAAGGTGGAGATTGTGGACGACATCCCCAAGGGCGGCGCTGCCTCGGACAAGGCGTGATGCGCCATGTTGGCGGCAATACAGCCGGCGCAGCAAACTGCGCTACGCGTCCCGCTGACGCAACTTATCGCACCGAGCTTCTATGAACTGCATCACGAGATCAAGGCGGATCGGTACGACGAATACTGGCTCAAGGGCGGGCGGGGCAGTACCAAGTCAACGTTTATCAGCATCGAGATCCTGTTGGGCATGCTCCGGGATCCCGATGCCAACGCAGTCGTGTTTCGGCGCTACCAGAACGAGCTCCGCGACTCCGTCTTCGGCCAGTTTGAATGGACGGCGGCTAGGATGGGCGTTTCACACCTGCTCAAGTTTCAGGTTTCGCCCATGCAAGTCGTCTTCCCGACGGGCCAAAAGATCGTCTTCCGCGGAGCCGACAACCCGAAGAAGCTTCGGTCCATCAACCTGGGGCGCGGCTACGTCAAGTACGCTTGGTTCGAGGAAGTAGACCAGTTTGCCGGAATGGAGGAGATCCGAAACATCCTCCAGTCGCTGTTTCGCGGCCAGGACCGGCACCGAGTGGCGTTTTTCTCGTTTAACCCGCCGAAAAGCGGCAGGGCCTGGGTAAACCAGGAGGCCAAGACGCCGAAACCCAGGCGCCGGGTTCATCATTCTACGTATCTGGACGTGCCCCAGGAGTGGCTCGGCGAACGGTTCATCACCGAAGCCGAGCATCTCAAGGCCACGAATGAGACGGCCTATCGCCACGAGTACCTGGGCGAAGAGGTCGGCACGGGCCTCGAGGTGTTCACCAACGTCGAACTACGTGCCATCTCCAACGAGGAGATCGCCCGTTTCGACCAGATCCGCCAGGGTCTCGATTTTGGTTATGCGGTGGACCCGCTGTGCTTCGTGCGGCTCCACTACGACCGTAAGCGCCGGCGGCTGTACATCTTCGATGAGATTGCCGGCCTCAACATGTTCAACCGGACGCTGGCTGAGAAGGTCAAGGCCAAGGGCTACCACACGACGCTGACCATCGCTGACAGCTCCGAGCCGAAGAGCATTGATGAGCTGCGAGGCTTGGGGCTCCGGATCAAAGGCGCCAAGAAAGGCCCGGACAGCGTCGAGTACGGCATCAAGTGGCTGCAGGGGCTGGAGGCCATCGTCATCGACCCGGCGCGATGCCCTTTGGCAGCCAAGGAGTTCATCAACTACGCCCTGGAGGTCGGCCGGGACGGCGTGGTCAAAAGCCGCTTTCCGGACCGGGACAACCACTCCATCGACGCCGTCCGGTATGCCCTCGAGGACGACATGCAGCACGGGAGAGAACTCCGGACCGGTTCGCTTGAGCTCATCAACTGGTAGGAGGTGCCTGGCGTGGACGCAGTATCGCTGTCGCTTGCGTCGCTTAAAGGAACCAGAGCAGAACGCCAGCGCCGCTATCAGCTGAACTGGAGCTATTACAAGGCCCACGAATACCTGGATGAACTGGGCAAGCAGTACGTCAAGGACCGAAAGCTGTTCAAGCACATGCGCCGGGTGTTCGGGTACGTGACGCAGGTCGTGGACACCGATGCCCGATTTGTTATGAAGCGCAGGCTGATGGTCGAAGCCGACCCCGAGTTCGAGGAGGACATTTACGAGGTCTGGGAGCGCAGCAACTTCCAAAGCGAGAAATACAAGCTCGTCCGGTTTGGCGCCAACTTGGGGGACGCGTATTTGATCGTGCAGGACATCAGCGACACCCCGGGCGTCGTGGTGCCCCGCATCATCGTGGCCAACACTGAGGACATGGAGGTCGTCACCGATCCTGACGACCAGACCGTGGTGACCCGGGCCGAGCAGGAGTACAGCTTCTTCGACGAGGATGGCCGGCCGCACACCCGCAAGTGGATCTACTACCCGGACCGCATCGAGCGGTATACGGACGAGCGTATGGACCCGGGCTTCCCCCGGCGCCATCCGTTCGGAGACGTGCCAGTGATCCATATCAAGGCGATCGACATCGGCGAGGCGTACGGCCTTTGCAGCTGGCACAACGTCCAAGGACAGCTGGACGAGGTCAACGAGCTTGGCTCGTATATGAACCGGATCCTGATCCGCTACGCTGACCCAACGCTGGTAGCCACGGGAATGCAGCCGAATGACGGCGGCGGCCGACCAGTGCTTCGAAAGGGGATCGGCGAAGATAACGTCTACTTTCTGCCGCCGGAAGGCGACATCAAGATCCTCGAGTACAGCGGCTCGGTGTTGTCTGACGTGCTCGCCCAGATCCGGGAGATCGCCGATAACATCAAGGACCAGCTTCCGGAACTGTCGTTGTCTAAGATCCGTGAGCAGAGCGGGCTTAGTGGCTACGCCGTCTCGCTCCACGCCGCAGACCTCATCGCCAAGATCGAGGAGCTGCGCGGGAACTTTGCCAATGGCATCGAGTGGGCCAACGCATTGGCACTCCGGGCGATCCGGCGATCGACGGCGCCGCTCGAGGAATTCAAGAACACGATCGTGTACGAGTCGATTCTCCCCGAGGATGAGGAGGCTAAACTTCGCTCCTGGCAGATTGAAAAAGACCTTGGCATCGTCTCCCGAAAGGAACTTCTCCGCCGGCAGGGGCTCAGCGAGGACGAGATTGCGCAGCGGCTCCAGGAGATCGACGAGGATCGAGCGGCCGACGGCTTCGGCCTGGGGCGGCTCTTTGAGGAGCTAGAGGGCCGGGGAGACGGTGCCGAACAACCAACCGATGGCCGCACCGGCGCCGATGACCGTGAGGGCGATGCGTGATGGCCCTGTCCAAAGAAGACGCCGAGCGGCTTCGCAATCTACAGCGCCAGCTTGAGCTTCGAGCACGGCTCGAGACCGAGCGGGCGCTTTTTCGTTTAGTACGCTTGATCGACGAGCTGACGCGGCAGATCGATCCTCTTCGGAGGCGTTTTATCAACGCCATCATGGAGGATCGGCTCGACGATGCTGAGCGCCTTGAGCGCGAGCTCGATGAGGCGGTCTCCACATGGTTGCNACGGACCTTCGCGGAACAGGAGCGTCGCACCATTGATCAGGTGGTCCGCAACGCCGCCATGCGAGGTGCGCAGTCGGTGGATTTGGCGCCGGCATTGGCGGCATCGGACCAGCGGACGCTGGACGCGCTGCTGAACATGCTCNCCGCCGGCAGCGGCGTTGGAGGCGGTGGGCGGATCGGGGCGCAGTACGGCCGCATCGCCGATGACGTGGTCCGCCAAATCGAGCGGCGGGTGTACCGGGACGGTCTGAACCTGTCTCGGCGGCTGCACGTGAGGTTGCTTCAGCGTGAGGCGGAATTCAAACGGATTCTGGCCCGGGGCCTTGAGGAAGGGCGAAGCGCCATTCGCATCGCCAGGGAGTTGGCGGAGCTGGACGTCACTGACGCCCGGCTGCCGCAGTACCTTCGCCGACTGGAGTCGGTGCTGAAGGGGACTAGAGACGCCCGTCTGGTGGACGAGTTCCGCCGGGCGGCCCGGGAAGCGGCCCGCAGGAAGGAGGGGCCGCTGGGCCTGCGGGGGCCTGCCCGACGAGTGATCCAGGCGGCCAGGACCGGCTCCGCCGAGAAGCTCGACGAGGCGATCCAGTATTTCCTCGAGCGCAAGATCCGTTATCATTCGCTGGTGATCGCCCGGACGGAGGCGAACAACGCTTACCTCGCCGCCCATATTGAGCGGGCGAAGGAAACGCCTTGGGTGCGCGGCGTTAAGTGGAACTTGTCGTCATCGCACAGGATCGCGTGCGAGTGTGAGGCGCTGGCGTCTCAGGACTTGTACGGCCTTGGGCCCGGTGTCTACCCGCCGGATCGAGTGCCAGCTAGACCGCATCCCAATTGCTACTGCTATCTCACGGACGTCGTCGACCTCGACCTTGTGGCATGAAAGGGGGCGAGTGGGTTGCCGCGCAGGCCGAAGCCCCGCTGGTCGCGGCAAAAGCACAAGGCCAAGAAGCGGCCCCGGGGCTGGCACAGGCGAGCCAAGAAGCCGTTGTGGCAGCTGGCTAGAGAGTTGGGGATTAGGAAGGTTGGGTGACGCCGAGAAGGGCGTCTTTTTTGTTGGGGAGGTTGCCGTGAGAACCTTTACAGATGCGCAGAAGCGAATGATCAAGGAGGAGCTTCGAGCTCGCTTCGAGGTTATGATCGACGCTATTGCGACATCAATCGTGCCGCTAGATTGACTTCTCTTGCCCTACGCCATGGCAAAAAACTGGCGGCAGTCACGGCCGACGGGCCTAAAACGGAGGGGATTGACCCATGATCGAGTTCTGGCCTCTTGCTTTTTTCGACCCCGACACGGGCGCCGGTGGAGGCGCCGGTTCGGGGGGCTCTGACACCGGGAGCACTGATACCGGTGGTACACAGGATCCCAACGCCGGGGGCAAAGACGGCGGGCAAACCAAGGTGACGTTCACGCCGGAGCAACAGGCGGAGCTTGAGCGGATCCTTGGCGAGCGGCTGAGCCGCGCCGAGCGCACGGCGGCCAAGAAAGCGCTCGAGGCCCGAGCGAAGGAGCTCGGCTTCGAGTCGGCCGAGGCCATGGAGGCCGCGCTCAAGGCGTACAAGGATGCGCAGGACGCCCAGAAGACCGAGGCCGAAAAGCTGCGGGAAGCGCTGGAGGCCGAGAAGACCAAGGCGAAGAGCGCAGCCCAGCAGGCAAAGAGGGCCTTGATCAAGGCTGCCTTCGCTGAAGCCGCCATCGCGGCCAACCTTGTCAGCGTCGACGACGCTTTCCTGTTGGCCGATCTTTCGAACGTCGAGGTGTCGGACGACGGCACCGTGACGGGCGTGAAAGAGGCCGTCGAAAAGCTGGTCCGGGAGAAGCCGTACCTTGTGAAGCAGGGCGGCCCGGGCGGCGTCGGAGGCGGCAATCCGCCCCGCGGCAACGTGCCAGCTGACGATCCGGCTGAGCGAGGCCGCCAGATGGCGATGCAAAGGAACCGTGAGCAAGCGGCGAAGGCCGCAGGCTTCGATCCGTGGGCGTCCCAGGGCGCGGGTGGCCTTGATGTCAATGGAATCGCCCAGGCGGTCGCCGCAGCGGTTGCGGCGGCCCTCAAAGGGCAGGGAAACGCGTAAGGGAGTGATCCTAGGTGAGCTACAATGTGACTCTGCGGACCAAGAAGGTCGCGGAGCAGATCAACATCTTTGACTCGAGCATGGTTCGCTGGATCACCGGCGGGGTGACGATCGATCACACGACCGTTCAGGCCGACGCCGACGGCCGTAAGGTTCTTCCCATCGGCACGCCGCTGGGTAAGATCACGGCTACCGGGAAATACGGGCCGTGGGATAAGAATGCGACCGACGGTCGTGAGACTGCCGTGTGCATGCTGGGCGAGACCGTTGATTTCGCCCTCGACGGTAACGGCG